TTACCCCTGCTGAAGAAAACCCAACTACAGAAAGCGAGACAGCCGTGGAAGATACCACTTCAGCAGTCGAAGCAACACCTGCAGTAGAGGCAGCACCTGTCGAGGCTGCTCGCCCTACTGTAACAGCGATGTACTACACATCTCCAAGAATCGAAATCACAAAGCGTAACTACTTGGAGAACACACTAAAGGCTAACCTCTTTGGTGATGATGAATCTCGTCAATGGCTACGCGCTGCTGACAACGATCAGACAACAGGTGCAGGATTTATCCCAACACCACAAAGCACACAACTACTTAACTTCTTGTCTAACGCAGATCGCCCAATGATTGATTCAGTTTCTCGCGGCACAATGCCAGAATTTGGAAAAACATTTGAGTTGCCTAAGATTACTGAAGTGCCTCTAGTTGATCAGATTGATGAAAATGGTGCTGTTACAGAGTCACAACTCGAAGCATCATTTATCACAGTCACAAAGAAGTCCTTTAAGGGTCGCGCAATCACAACTCTAGAACTCCTAACAAATTCAACACCTGCATTTCTAGATGAGCTTCTTGTTCAGATGGAATTTGCTTACGCAAAAGATACTGAAGAATTTGTAACAACAACAATCCAAGGCGCAGGTACTCTTAACGCAACAGCACAGGCTAACTCAGCAACAGGTTTGCTAAGTTATGTATCAAGTGCAGCAGCAGCTGTTTATTCAGCATCACTTGGTTTTGCTCGCAACATGGTTGTCACACCAGAGCAGTGGGCTAACATCATGTCATACAATGATTCTGGTCGACCAATTTACATCGCTGCAAATCCTCAAAATAATGCAGGAGCACTTTCACCAACAAGCCTGCGCGGTAATGTTGCAGGTCTTGATCTTCGTGTATCTCGTTACATGAAGGGTTCTGGTGGAGTAGGAACAGCAGATTATTCAATGGCTGTTATTAACCCAGATGCTTACACATGGTACGAGGGTGCTCGTCAGCAGCTTCGCACTAATGTTAACTCAGACGGAACTGTAGACATTCTACTGTTCGGTCAGGGAGCACTTGCCACTAAGTTAGCGGCTGGCGCAAACTGGTTCAACCTAACCTGATAACTAGGTAACTAAGTCACTCAGGGGAGTAGTAGCCCTCTACTCCCCTGAGTCTTTAGAAAGGAAAAAGAATGGCACTCACAACAGTTTCAGAACTCCGTACAACCCTCGGAGTGGGTACTTTGTATACAGATGCCGTCCTTCAGGAAGTTTGTGATGCATCTGATGCAGTCCTGCTTCCAATGCTATGGGCACCTAAATGGTTCTCTGTTGCTCATGGCAATGTTGTGGGCACAGGCACTTTATACTTTAACGATAATATTCTTGATACTTTTTATGTTGGTCAAAGCGTAACAATCGCTAACTCAGGTTCTTCATATAACGGCACAAAGACAATTACAGCCGTAGGCGAGTATTCAATTAGTGTGTCAACTAATCACGCAACAGCACAGGCTTATCATCCAATCTTCCCTTATGGATCTGTATCCACCACGACTTACACAGACTGGACAACCGATATGGCAGTCCAGCAAGCAGCTCTTATGATATCTGTTGAGATCTGGCAAGCGCGTACAGCCACCCTTTCAGGCAGTAACGCTGTCGATTTCCAGCCAAGCCCTTACCGAATGAGCGCACAGCTTCTCGCTAAGGTGCGAGGTTTGATCGCTCATGCACTAGATCCGCGTTCAATGGTGGGCTAATGCCTCCAGTAGCGATAACAACCCTCCGCACTACTTTAGCCACTGCGCTAGTAGACAATAATAAATATCAAGTCTTTGCCTTTCCTCCATCTGTGGTACTGGCTAACTCAGTTATTGTGTCACCGGATGATCCTTATATAACACCTACTAACAATCAGCATATTGGTATTAGCCCTATGGCATCTTTCAAGCTGCTGATCGTTGCTCCGTTATTTGATAACGAGGGAAACCTTAACGGCATAGAGGATTTTGTTTGTGGCGTGTTCGCTAAGTTAGCAGCATCATCTTTAACGTATAATGTAAGCGCAGTAAGCGCACCAAGTATTCTTAACGCTGGATCGGGAGACCTACTCAGCTGCGAGATGTCAGTCAGTATCCTAACGAGTTGGAGTTAATATGTCCGAGTGGGAAAAAGAAAACGAAGCCTTCCTGAAGAAAATCGGGCAGGTAGCACCAGCAGCACCAAAGCCAACAACTACTAAGAAAGACGAGGAATAATCTCATGGCTGTATTTCTAAATAACAATGTGGGCGTGAAGATTAACTCTGTTGATCTGAGCGATCATTGCACGGCAGTTGTCATAAATAGAGTATTTGACGAATTAGAGGTCACTGCGATGGGTGACAGTTCACACAAGTTTGTCAAGGGTCTTGAGTCATCTACAGTGACAATCGACTTCCTAAACGACACAGCAGCAGCAAACGTATTGGCAACACTACAGGCAGCATGGGGAACCACAGTTACAGCTGTATTCCTACAGGCAAAGGGAACAGCAGTTTCTGCTACAAACCCTCTTTACACTGTCTCAATCCTTGTCAATAACACAACAGACATCAATGGCGCAGTAGGTGACATTGGCACACAGTCAATCACATTTACATGCAACTCAACTGTTGCAGTAGCAACTTCAGGCACATTCTAAACAACTAAACAAAGGGGCAAACCATGGCAAGACTAAAGATAGTTCGACTAGATGGAAGCGTATTAGAAGGCGAGATCACTCCAGCAGTGGAGTATTCGTTTGAGCAGTACGCTAAAAAGGGTTTCCATAAGGCGTTTCGCGATGAAGAAAAACAGAGCGATGTCTATTGGCTAGCATGGGAAGTAACACGCAGGTCAGGTGAAACTGTTAAGCCTTTCGGGATGGACTTTATCGAGACACTTAAAAGTGTTGAGGTGCTTGACTCCGACCCTTTAGCTTAAAGCGCGATCTTCCGTTCACCTATCTAATCGCTAGGCTAAGCATTAGATTGGGAATCGCGCCACAGCAACTGTTAGAACTAGATAAGACCATGCTAGATGCACTTCTGCAAGGTCTCAGAGATGAAGCGAAGGAGGTAGACGATGCCAGCAAGCGTAAAGGGCGGCGTTGAACTCCGCAAAGCCTTACGTAAGTTTGCTCCTGATTTGGGTAAAGAAACTCAGAAGGAGATCGCTGGAGCCTTAAAGCCAATTACTAAGACTGCTAAAGGTTATCTGCCAGATGACGGATCAGTCCTAAGCGGCTGGCTGCCTAGAGATAACTCTCAGGCTAGGTTCCCTGCTTACTCTGCTCGTCAGGTTAAGGCTGGAATTGGCTACAAGACTTCACCATCAAAGCCTAATCGCAGGGGCTTTAGATCACTTGCTCGTGTCTTTAACAAAACCGCAGCTGGAGCAATCTATGAAACCATGGGTCGCAAAACTCCTAGCAGTCGCTTTGTGCAGAATCAGAACGGCAAATTTGGCGCACAGATGAAGGGCGATGGCAAGATGGAAGGTCGCGCCCTGTATCGTGCTTATGAAGAAAACCAAGGCAAGGCTAGAGAGTCAGTCCTAGCGGCTATTAAGACAGCAGCCGATAAACTTAACGCAACAGCCAAGGCGAGAGGTTAATCATGGCAAATATAATTATTGACATTGCAGCAGAGTTCACTGGCAATAAAGCCTTTAAGAGTGCTGAGACTTCTACAGATAAATTAACTAAGAACATCAAGAACATGGCTAAGACTCTTGGCGTGGCTTTCAGTGCTACAGCAGTCTTGAACTATGCAAAAGCCTCAGTTAAGGCAGCAGCGGCTGATGAGAAGGCACAAAAGCAATTAGCACTAGCTCTTAAGAATGTCGGGCTTGGTAGAGATGTCGCAGCCTCAGAAGATTTCATCCAGAGACTTCAATCAGAGTTCGGTGTAGTCGATGACAAGTTGCGCCCTGCTTATCAGCAGTTAGCCGTAGCAACAGGGAACACAGCACAAAGCCAGAAGTTATTACAGATCGCTCTAGACATTAGTGCGTCTACAGGACGAGATTTAGCCTCTGTAACAAGCGCAATTTCCAAAGCATATTTAGGGAATAACACAGCACTAGGTAAATTAGGCGTAGGCATCTCCAAGGCTGATCTAAAGGCTAAGTCCTTTGATGAGGTAATGAATCAACTCTCCACAACCTTTGCTGGGGCTGCTACTGCTTCTGCTAATACTTTCCAAGGGTCGATGGATAAGTTATCTGTTGCATCTGCAAACGTTCAAGAGATTATCGGCAAGGGAATTATAGATGCGCTTAAAGGTCTAAGTGATGACACTACAGTCGATGATCTTGCTAAGGGCATGGAGGACTTTGCTTTATTTACTGCCGATGCAATTAGAGGCGTGGGCGTATTACTAGAAGCATTAAAGAGCATCCCAGCAGCAGTTAATTTGCCCGGACTCAAGTTTGCTATGCAAGCAACTGGCTTAGGCATCTTAAGCAAGATCGGTGCGGCTGAAAGAAAGAAGCAAGAAGCAGCAGCTGCTCGTGCCATGAATGGGTTGGCTCACTTAGCCGAACTAGAGTCTAGTTATGCGATTATTACTCTCAAAACTACTAAGAAGATAACAGCAGAAGAATTAAAACAACTTAAAGCCAAGCAGTTAAAGGCAGCCATTGACAAGGCTAACCTAGCCCTTGGCAAGGG